GTGCGGCTTTCGCCTGATTTCTATCCGTTCAATCCTCACCAGCTTGTTCTCATACGGCAGCTTGTGTTGCCATAGCGACTGGAGCGTGATGCCGAGGTCTTCCCGGTTGTAGGCTTCGTAGATGGCCGCAATGCTGCCGAAGTAGGCACTGCCGCCAGTCTCCTTGAATGAGACCTTGATGGCCTTGGTGATTGTCATGATGCACCTCCTTTCTTGATGAGGTGACAATAGCCATCCTTGTATGACCAGTCGCACTTCTGCATGGTGCGTTTCTCTTCGTCAATGCACACATCGTTAATCTCGCCACGGCTTGTGTCTTGCCACGGACGATAGTGCTTGCACATAGGTCTTTCAATCATTGTTCGCCCCTTTCTCCACTGGTGTCAGTTGGTCTGGTCTGCAAGGTTTCCAATAAGCATCGTGCGCAAAATAAACACACTCATGATATTTGCCCGGTTCTGGGGTAAAGCCGAGAACCTCATGAGGGCCGAATGTGTGGCCGTAGTCGTTGGTGAACATCACCATCATCCCTTTGCGCAGATTTGAGCCGGGCAGTGTATCAACAACGCAGATATTGCTCCGCTCTACCCATGCCAAAAAATCTTGTTTGTGTTTCGTGTCCATTGTAGTAATGCCCGTCAAGTCGATAGCACAGCCTCTATGTGGTTAGTCAATCTCGTTAATGTCGCACACCAGTACATCACCGACAATGGTGTCGTGGTATGAATGACGGAACAACTGCGATGCCTTCACGTTGATGTCGCAGCCGATGAGTTTACCCTCCTCGTTGCAGATGAGGTAACGACCATCACGGAGGATGTGGGCCTCAATCCAGTGGTGTTCCACTCCGTTTTTGTCGGTGTGGGAGACAACGGCCTGCATCTCCTCCAGTTCAAAAACCTTGCCGTTCTTGGGCGATACGTTGATGACCTCGCCCGTGGTCTTGATGATTTGTGCCATAGCGGTAATTTTTTTGGTTAGTAAATAAATTATTTTGACGATGCAAAAATATATAGTATTTTCGTAATACCAAAACTTTTCGGCGAAAATTTTCAAGAAAAGTTGTGTTATTTTCAAAATACCGCCCTTTTCAGCCAATAAACCACGAAATTTTTCTATATTTTTCGTTTGCATTTTTCGTGTTGCTACCCTAACTTTGCACCGATATATCATTTTACGAACAAGTTAACTATGGAAAAAAAGATTTTAGATGCACTCATCGAGAAATATTCGGGGGTGAAAGAGCCTATTTTGCGCAGGGTTGCCACGAAGCTGGCAAAGACTGTGGAGAATGAGGAGGACATCGCAACCGCAGTGGATGGGGCATTCACGGACGTACTTGAGGCATACGGAGACCAACGTGCCACCGATGCGCAGAAGACGGCAGTAGCCAACTATGAGCGCAAACACAATCTCAAGGACGGCAAGGCAGTTGACGGGGGCAAGCCTGATGATCAAGAACCCGAACAAATTCCCGCTGACGATACACCCGAATGGGCGAAGGCACTGATTGAGGCGAACAAGAGCCCCAAGGAGCGTCTTGACGCTATGGACGGGGAGAAACGCAGCCAGTCACGCAGGTCAGTAATCGACGGCATCCTTGAACCGCTGACGGAGGTACAGCGAAAACCCTACAAGCACATGAGGCTTGAGGACATGAGCGAGGATGATTTCGCTGCATTGCAAGAGACAATCAAGGGCGAGGTGGACGAACTGGTGAACGAGCAGAACGCACGTTCTACGGTATTCGGCAGACCCGCCCAGACAGGCAAGCAGCCGAACAACCAACAGGCCACCGATGCGGAAGTGGATGCAGTGGTGAAGACCATGCGCCTTTAAAAACACAAAACAAATTTAACTATGGCAAAAGCAACAACCAACACAACTGCGCCCATGAACAGGGAGGCCGTGCAGATTGACAACAGCAATGACAGCATTGTTATCGTCAAGGCTCTCGGTGACATCCCCGGTGGCCGCACGCTGGATATGACTGGCTTTACCAACGGCATCAAAGGCGGTCATATCATCATCAAGCTCTCTACGGGCGTTTATGCACCTATGCCTGTAAGCGGTTCTTCCTACGACAGCCTGCCCGCTAGTGCAGCCTATGTCGGTGTAAACCGCTATTCCGTCAGTGCTGCCGATCCTCGTGCAGCCATCGTTACCGTTGGGCAGGTCAATGCGGCAGCAATGCCTTACGCAGTGACCAGCGACATCAAGTCGGCATTGTCACACATCGAGTTCCTCTATCAGGACGCTTAATTACTAACCACTAACACAACACTACTACTATGATTGCAAGTTTATTTTCTGACTTGATTAACAAGTATTTCGCTGCGGTGGTCGGTAAGGTGTATGACCGTTTCAACGGCGAGAATGTCGAGCCTACCATGCTCCACAAGACCATGCTGACCGAGGAATACTCGGCAGACCTCACATGGGGCAGCACCGATTTCAACAACTCCATCGTGGCCGCTGACGTGGTGGCACTGGAGTCTTCTCTCCCGCTGAAGAAGCGTGATGTCATCACCACCGCCGCAGGGCAGATTCCCAAGCTGGGTCTCAAGTATGAGCGTGGCGAGAAATTCATCACCGACGTGAACGTCATGCGAGCAAAGGGTGTCGCAGAGGCACAGGTTGCCGCCAAGATTCTTGACGATGTAACCAAGTGCGTCAAGGGCATGGATGTCCGCAAGGAGATCATGTTTGAACAGGCACTCTCTACCGGCCAAGCCATCATCAAAGACGGCAGCATGAAGGCTGGCAACGACGGCACCGGCATCCGTGTCGATTACGGATACCAAGCCGAGAACTCCAGCAATGCTGTTACCACTTGGGGCAGCACTGGCTATGCTCCCGTGAGTGACATCCGCAACATGATTGATGCCGCAAGCGCAAAGGGTACTACCATCCGCCACCTGTGGATGAGCCGCACCTCTTTCGACAGCCTGCGCACCAGTGACGAGGGCAAGCAGCTTGCCGCCGTGTTCAACGGCCAGTCTATCGCTGCGGGTGTGGCACTTCCCGTTCCCAGCCGTGGCGCAATGAACGACGCTCTTGCAGACGAGTTCGGCATCACCATCCACATCGTCAACGGCTCGTTCCGTGAGCAGTTGCCCAATGGTGGAACTACCACCGTAACCCCGTGGGAGGCATCCGCTATCATCGGCACCGAGAGCGAGAACGTAGGCCGCTTGGTCTATGGCACTCTGGCCGAGGAGACCAATCCCGTTGCCGATGTGCAGTATGAAAAGAGCGGCACCCATGTCCTCATCAGCAAGTTCGGTGACACCGACCCGCTGGTAGAGTACACCGCTGCACAGGCTCTGTGCATCCCCGTCATTGACGGAGTGAACAGCATCTACCGTCTGAACAACGTGCAGGCCATCACCTTTGGTGGCACCGACATCAGCGATGGTGTTGTAGCAGTTCCCAAGACTGCAATCAGCGGAGCATCCTCAAAGGTTGTGACCACCGACTATGCTGGCTATCGCACCTTGAGCGTTTCCTCCAGCCAGACGTGGTGTACTCCCACTTTGGACGGCACGAGCGTGAAGATTGCGACCAGCGCAAACTCAAGCGCATCCAAGCGCACCGCAACCGTCACCGTGACCGATGGTGTCAACACTGCCACCTTCACCGTTGAACAGGCAGCTAATTCTTAATAAGTCATGACCATAAACGAGGCACTTCGGAGCATCAATGCTTATCCCATCCCTGAGCGCACCATTCAAGAGGTGTGTGAGCGCAGGGGTCTTGACCCTTGCATGGAGGCTGGGGTATCGATTCTTGACAGCGCAGACTTCAAGCTGGCCAAGGCCGACTTACTGCTGTGGCTATCGTATGCTCCGAACGTCTCGCAGGGTGGTCAGTCGTATAGTTTCAGTGACGAGCAGCGGCAGAACCTCCGCAACGAGGCAGCGGGCCTCTATGGGGATAATGCCGAGGACAACGATGGAGGACAGCAAATGCACATCACCTACGGCTACAAGGGTAAAAGGCTATGATTATCGTTAACGGCACAATAGAGGTCAAACGCAAGGATGGTGGCGGCATAGATCCAGCCACAGGTTTCCCAATCGCCGCAACAAGCGAATGGGGAGAATGTATCCCTTGCCAGTACCTGCCGACTGAGAACAAGCAAGCCCGCACGATGGGCGAGCCGATGACCCGAAGAAGCTATGCCATACTGCTTGAAGGGCATTGCGGGTGTTACCCGTGCATCAACGAGCAGATAAGGCTGCGTGACTGCTGCGGCAACGTCATTGACGAGTTCAGCGTTCTATCCGTCACACCGCTTCGTGCGGTTGACCAAACACGCATTGATGTATGAGCGTTAGATTGGTCGAAGGTGCTGAACAGGCGGTCACCGAGGAGATTGCCAGGGCAATGCAGGATGAGCGCAATGCCATTATCTATGCTCTGCACTATGCAGGGACGAAGGCCGTCGAAAAGGCAAGGCTGATAGTCACCGCAGGTGGAGGTGGCAGCGTATTGCCGCCATACACCGTGCAGACGGGAAACCTAGTAAGCAGTGTCGGCTATGCCATCGTCGAGGACGGGAAAATCATCGAGACGAGTTCTTTTGAAGCCGTCAGCGGCCCGAAAGGCGATGGGCAAGAAGGCTCTGCAACAGGCAAGGCTTACGTCAAGGAACTGGCCATGCGCTATTCTAAAGGTTTTGCGCTTATCCTAGTGGCTGGTATGCACTACGCAAGCTATGTGCAGGAAATCTACCACAAAGATGTGCTAGTCAGTGGCTCATTAGTAGCCGAGCAGTTGGTGATGGAACTCCAACAAGACTTTAAAGGGAAATGAACAGGACAGGATATCAGGTATTGACGGATGTGTATGGCTGGCTGAGAGACAGCGCACTTGCCGAAATGGTGAGCGGTGGTGTCTATTATGCCGGGACAAGACCCCGTGACAGCAAGCTGGAGGACATCGTTGTCGGCTACCTTGCTGGTGTACCTGCCGACTTGCAGCAGATTGTTGTAAATATCAACATCTTCGTTCCCGACATTGATCCTTGGAACAACGGAGTCCTTACACCGAATGTCGCACGGCTTTCAGCTATTGAGCAAGCCGCTGCCGGGTGGTCGAACTC